ACATACACATAAGCACAAACTCATTTGCTTTAGGTATACTATTGATTATGCTGGTGCTAGGTAGGTTACTTAGGAGTAAGTAATGGTTACTAAGCTTATGACACGCGAAGGACGTAGCGAGCTTTGGAGGCGATGGGAGGGTATTGTTCCCAACGAAGCCTTTAAGCTCATTCCTGCTTTGTTTGATTTGATAGACGAGCGTGAGGACGAGATACAGAGGCTTCGTAGGGAGAGAGACACTCTCGTAGAGGCTTTTGTAGATGGACACGCTCAAGAAGCAGGGCTGCAAGGCATATAGGTTCACGCTTACTGCTGTTTCGTTTGGTAAGGACGAAGACGCTGCGTTTTTGAACCTTCTTGAAGTTCTTGGAGAGAGTCCAGAGGACGCTCTTGAGGACACTGTGTCTTTTGAGAAGCTTGATTACACGTATGTAATTAGAGATGACTCTATTGCAGAGGCATAGCTGCCGCCTGTAGGGGCTCTTAGCTCAGATGGTTAGAGCATCCGGCTCATAACCGGCAGGTCCAGGGTTCAAGTCCCTGAGAGCCCACCATTAGACTACTAGGATAGTAGGCTACGTAGGCTAGTAGCCTACATAGGTAGAAACGTTGTTTCTATCACGTAGGCTACCTAGGTTTCTAGGTTACTTAGCCTAGTAGGCTATAGGCTATAGGCTAGTAGGCTTAGCCTAGTAGCACAGTAGGCTAGTAGCCTACGCAGCCTACCGGGCGAGCGTATCGAGATGTGCGAGGGCTGTCAAGGCTCACCACCCACCTTCGGTGGGGAAACTATCTGAGATTCATGCTTGACTGTGGTGGCGGGGTGTGGCACGATGGCTGTGCTGTGCTTTCGTGGCACAACACCTCCTTGTGGTTCCTCTGGGGTAGCTCTCTGGAGGGACCACACTGGAGGTAGCCGGGGAAAGAAACAGGAAAGGTACTTAGTAGTCGCTAAGCGGCATGGAGGTGTATGTGTCTAGGAAGATGGAGTTGCATGACTTCGTCTCGACGGCTTGGCCGAAGAGGCATGGTGATGCTGGCACGTTAATGGGTTGGGTTGAGAAGGCGTTTCTCGCTTATCCAGACGTTGACCTACTGACGGAAGCGCGGAAGGCGTCTTTGTGGGAGGCTGAGAGGCCGTCAAACACGAAGAGAAGCATCAGGCGCTTCCTGTCGAACTGGTGGTCTAAGAGTCAGTCTAAAGAGCCTGGGAGTCGAGCGAGAGTGGTGTCTATCGGCGCTGTTCGCTGGCTGAAGAAGAACAACAAGAATCCAGATTACGCTTTTGAGAACTGGGTGCGCGGCAGGGAGGTGACTCCTGAAGCGGTGCTTGAGTTCTGCTCGTATGCGTCTACTACGGAGCCCTTCAGCCCGGAAGAGGTAGTGACCATCTTCCTTGAGGGGGTCTAAATGCCTGAAGGAACCGCATATCACCCGCCGACTACAAGCACAGAATGGGAGACCCCAGACTGGTTCTTTGACCGGCTGGACGAAGAGTTCAAATTTCAGTTCGATGCCTGCGCTAGCCAGAGGAACACCAAATGCGAGGTCTACATAGACGAGGGGCAGGACTGTCTTGTTTATGAATGGAGCGGCTGCCAGTTTGCGCTACTTACTACTGCCTGGATGAACCCGCCGTGGGGTCGAGGCGTGGGCAAGTTCGTGCATAGAGCCTACGAGCAGAGCAAGAAGCACAACACCGTTGTTGTTTGCCTTCTTCCCGCCAGCACAGACACGAAGTGGTGGAGAGACTGGGTATGGAAGGCGTCAGAGGTGCGGTTTGTTACGAGCCGACTTCACTTCGTCTGCGAAGACGGGCGTACGGGGCCTTGTCCTACAGGGGCTTGCGTCGTTGTGTTTTGTCCTTGGTCTGATGGGCCCCCTAGCTTCAGCCTGATTAGCGGGAAGGAGGGCTGACATGGCTTTCTCTTCAGAAAAGGCGCTTCTTTCTATCTGCCTTAGAGATCCAGTCTGCGTAGATGAGGCTAATTCTCTAGGTCTAAAGAAGGACCACTTTGAGCAGCCTCGTAACCGGATCTTGTGGGGTCAGTTCGTCCGCGATAGGACGGCTGGCATAGGCCCAGACAGGGCGACCCTATACGACAAGTTTGAAGACAGGATAGGTGAGGGTAAGGCGTTCGACAGCTACGAAGAGTTCGGACGGCTAATCGACCAGATAGAGAAGACGCCAGGAAACAGGAACAACATAGAGTCTTATGTAGGCACAATCGTTCAGTCTGCGCGAAAGAAGCACATCGTTCGCCTGTGTCACAACATCCTCGCCTTAGAGGAAGACCAGCAGCCGTTTTCTGAGATCCTCAAGCAGTCTGCCTCTATTGCGTCTGTCGCAACGTGGGCTCCAGAGGGCCGCTCTAAGCCGAGGCTCGCTCACGACATCGCAAAGGACTACCTAGAAGACCTAGAGGCGCAGCGCCTTGGGCTTAGAACAAGCACGTTGTTTAAGTGCGGCATTGAGTCGCTGGACAACATCCTGCTTGTGCGTCCAGGCCAGATGGTTGTTGTCGGCGGCAGGCCCAAGATGGGCAAGACACACTTGATGATCTCACTCCTGAGAAACATCTCTGAGCAATACGACAGGCCAACGCTGTTCGTTTCCGCCGAGATGAATGAGATGCAGATTGGAGAAAGGATCGCTAGCTCAGAGGCGCGACTAGGAGAGACCGCAGAGGATGTTCGCGCTGCTAGGGATGGTGTGCTGGATGCCTGGAAAGACATCCCAATCTACTTCGATGACAAGCCAAGCAGCCTGGGCGCTGCGCTTATGTCCATTCGCGTACAGAAGAAGCAGCTAAACATCTGCGCTGCGGCTGTTGATTACCTGCAACTGCTCAAGTTGCCGCCATCTACAAGCAGAGAAAGGCAGGTTGCGGAGGCGTCTAGTGCGTTTAAGAGGCTCTCTATGGAGTTGGAAATCCCGATCTTCGTAGTAGCGCAGCTAAACAGAAGCTGTGAGTTCAGAGAGAACAAGCGCCCCATGCTTAGCGACCTGAGAGATTCAGGGCAGATCGAACAAGACGCAGACGCCGTTATCTTCGTCTACAGACACTCCGTTTATGACGACGACTACGCTAGGCCCGAAGAGGCAGAGGTCATTGTAAGGGCGCAAAGGAACGGACCTACAGGCACTGCCTTCTGTTCCTGGGAGCCTGGGGAGGGGTGGTTCCGTGACAGAAACTGAAGACTGGAAACATCTCCACCTGGGCCTTCTTTCCTTCCAACGCGGAAGCGACTCAAGCTCAGAGGTCTACTGGCCCAAGCACGACGAGTGGCAGGAGTGGGCTGTGACCATCTATAGGAGAGCGGTAGACAAGGCGAACGGAACAACAGGCTTAGGCCCGAAGTGCGCGGCGTCTTGGCTTGCCATGAGGGCGCTTCAGTACAAGTGGAAAGACCTGTTTGAGTTCTGGGCAGAGAGAGCGCACAAGGCTGGACCCATGCCTATGGAGTTCATTGAGTCTGACTTGATGAAGCGCGTGTGGGAGAAGATGGTTGTAGAGGAGAGGCTTGCCTTTGCCTGGGACCGATTTCGCCGTGACTATGAAGAGGGCATGGGGTTCCCCCTACATGCTAGCCCGCTTGCAGGTGCGCGTCGGCGCGTGACGACGCCTAGCGGCGCGTTGGAGGATGAAGAGTGAGTGTGTTCGTTGGCGTAGACCCTGGCTTGACTGGCGGCTTGGCGCTTATCTCTGAAGCTGGCGACGTAATTAAAGCCACGCCCATGCCTCGCCTTAACGGAAGCGCTGGCCCGCTAGACACCAACGCAATAAAGGCGTGGTTCTCTGAGGCTAAGAGAGCAGGAAGAGTCTATGCAGCCCTTGAGCGGGTGTCCGTTAGGCCAAAGGAAGGCGTGAAATCAACGCTTACAGCGGGCATTAACTGGGGGTTTATCAAGGGGATGCTCGTCGCAATAGGCGCAAAGCACGTAGAGCCAACGCCTCAGCAGTGGAAAAAGGCCCTCAGTCTGCCGAAAAGACCCGGCTCAGAGCGGAAGAAGGCGAAGGAAGACGCCGTTGCTATGGCGATGCAGCTATTTCCTGGGGTGTGCCTTACGCCTGGAAGGAAGCGAGTCCCGCATGACGGGATGGCAGACGCGTTGCTTGTGGCAGAGTACGCGAGAAGAGTGCTGTCTTAGCGGATAGGACCAAGGTAGTCGGCTATCTCTGCCATTCTTGCGTCCGGGCCAAGGGTTCCTGGGCCGTAGACTTCGTTTACCTCTTCTATGCCTGCCAGTCGCCTAGCGTCGTTCTCGGCTTCTTTCCTGGCAGCAATTTCGAGGATGTCTTTCTTTGATAGCGCGTCTTCATAGCCAGGACCTGGGGCTGTGAACGTGCCTCCAGTTCGCGGTCTGTATGCCTCGTAGGGGCCTACCGCACTTGCGAGCCCAACTAGGGAGCCAATCGTAGCGTCTGTAAGGATGTTCTTAAGGCTAAGTGCTTCCTTTGCCGCGCCCTTTAGGAACTGTGCGGCTTTGGCTCTGGTTGATGGCTTGAATCGAGTCTCTCGCGGCTGAGCCGAGATAATCGGTGCCTTCCCCTGAATAGACTTTCCCGGCTTAGCTGTGTATCCGCTGGATTCAAGCTCGTCTTGTAGCGCCCTGATTGCCGCTTCCCCCCTGCGCTTCCCTTTGTACTCTACGTTTACCCTGGCTTTCGGGCCCTGCTTGGTTCGCCAGTCCGCCTTTCCGGTTCGCTTGATTGGTGAGTACGGAAAATATCGGAACTCCCCCTCAAGCCCATACCCAGGCGGCATCCTTCTTGAGAGAGTGTCGTGCTTCTTGGCAATAGCGCGAAGGTCTTCTATTTCGTCTTCGGAGAAGCGGCCCCTTACCTTTGGCTGCGTGTTTAGCCAGTCCTCGTAAGAAACCATCGACCTTGGCACGTTGCCAAGAGCGCCACCAAGAGCGCCAGCCTTAGCTGATGCAAGGGCAAGCTCGTATAGGCCGATGTCGCGCTCAGCGCCTAACTGTATCTGGGTCGCTTCTGGCACCTAATAAGCCGTTCTGAGCGCGTCTTCCATTGGCCCGCTGTTGTGCGGGTTGTTCTTCTCTTTGCGCTTATTCTTGAGCGGCATGAGCTTGTGCGGCGGCTTGTGGTGCGGCTTGTCCGACATGTTGATTACGATCTTAATCGTCGGCCCTGACGGTGCTGGACGGTGACGCTCTTTGAGGGCTTTCTCGCCCTCTTCCAGCATGGCGTCTTCGACGCGCTCACACATATGCTTCTCTGGAACGTACATCAGTATTTCTTTCGCCTTGATTGTGACGCCTTCACTGCCCTGCCTTGCCTTGCGGCTTTCTTCTTTGCTCCAGCACCTGTATAGCACTTGCCTGAAGACCCGTACTTCTTGCCGCCTTTGCCGCCTGATTTACACTTCTTTACTGGCATTGTTGTCCCTGTTATTGTGTCAGCACACTCAACTGGAGGAATCTGTGTTTAATCCTAGCGAACTTACTGTGAAAAGCGCCAGGGCTCGCCTGTGTGAGCTTGATGTTGCTGGTTTGGAGTCTGTGCTGCAAGCAGAGATTGACGGCAAGCATCGGTCTTCCTTGATTGCT